CGGCCATCAAGACTGGCATGGAAGGTGACTTTGATACTGGAAACATGCGCTTCAAGGCCCGTGAGCGATACAGCTTCGGCGTCTCTGATTGGAGAGCGGTTTTCGGAACTGAAGGCGCTTAATCACCTAAATGGTGTGAGAAAAGGGGTGGCTTGTGCCGCCCCTTTTTTTATCGTATTGTATTTAGGTCCCTGACAATCACATCCCGTGATTGACACTAGCCACGACAGGAGAACCACATGGCTAATACTACTTTTTCTGGACCAGTCCGGTCTAAAGACGGCTTTCAATCAATTATAGAAAACACCACCACTGGCGGAATCACGGCTACTGGCTACGGTGTTATGTCTCAGTCAAAGCAAGTTACTTTTGCTGCTGATGGCACAGAAACTGTGATTGGAACTCTGCCAGCAAATAGTCAAATCATAGACATCAACGTAGATGTAACCACAGCATTTGACGCTGGAACCACAAACACTTTGGATTTAGGCGATGGCACCACTGCGGATAAGTATGCGGACGCTCTTGCTCTGGGTAGTGTAGCTCGTGTCCTGGCAAGCTCTGATGTTTCTCAGCTTACCAATTTAGTGGATATTGGCACCTCTGATGTTGCCTTAACTGCAACCTATAATCAGACCGGAACCGCTGCCACAGCAGGTGTAGCACAGGTAACTGTACTTTACGTGCCTAACAATAACCTCTCTTAATAGGGGCTAAACATGGCCGGATCAGATGTCAAAAGTAAACGGCTAACCGCCGTCGGCTCTGCCGGGGTTGGTCCTGCGCGTATACGTCAAATACAGGTTCTGACGGACAATGTTGGAGCAGGTCGTCTCACCATTACCGATGGTAATGGTGGGGCCACGGTTCTGGACATTGATTTCAAGCAGGATGACTCGCACTCAATAAACATACCTGATGAGGGTATCCGCGTGTCTGATATTTATGTTTCGGTGGAAACTAATATCACGGCAATGACAGTGTTTTATAGCTAGGTAATTCAAATGGCTCGTGAAGTTTCTTCCATAACCAGAGTAGGCACTTCTGAGCCGTTTGAGCTACAAGTCGCTAGGGGTCAAATTGCCTATCATGAGTCTGTTTACAAGTTTGGCAACAATTCAGCAGTTGCGGACTCCGTAGAGACCATTTGGCCACAGGGTGGGCTGTATTCATACCTGTCTGCGGCGACTGTGCTAAAGGTTTCCAGTAGCTCCACCAATGACGCTTCGGCGGGCACGGGGGCCAGAACCGTTGAGTTGTTTGGACTTGATGGCGATTACAACGAAATATCAGAGACTGTCACCCTAAATGGGCAGACGGCGGTCAACACCACGCAGTCTTATCTGCGGATAAACCGGATGATTGTCCGGTCTGCGGGGTCTGGAGAGGCAAACGCAGGGAACATCTATGCGGGCACCGGCACTGTCACCACGGGCGTACCAGCAAACATTTATGCAATTATCAATGGGGACGGCTCAAACCAGACCCTGATGGCGCTGTGGACTGTACCGGCGGGCTATACAGCCTATCTGATGCAGTATGATGTTTCTAACGGAACAACATCAAACACGCCAGCAGTATGCAAGTTGTCGCTAGTTGCAAGGCCGCTTGGCGAGGTATTTCAGGTCAAGGATGTGAAATCACTCACCACGGGGATGCACATCGAAAACACGCTTGTTATCCCAATTAAATTCGCGGAAAAGACGGATATTGAGGCGCGGGCGATTTCTTCTTCGGCAAGTGTAACTTTTGATATATCCGCCTCTTTTGAGATTATTTATATTAAGAATGGGAGTGACCTTGCCTAATGGCTACTGCTAAGAAAAAGGGAACTATGAAAGGTCACACCATTAAAGGTGGTCATAAGCGTCCAACTAAGTCTGGCGCAGGTATGACCAAGAAAGGTGTGGCTAAATATCGTAGGGACAACCCTGGTTCTAAGCTACAAACAGCGGTAACAGGCAAGGTTAAGAAAGGCAGTAAAGCAGCAAAACGACGCAAGTCTTTTTGCGCTCGTTCTGAGGGACAAATGAAGAAATTTCCAAAGGCGGCTAAAAACCCTAATTCTAGGCTGCGTCAAGCAAGAAAACGGTGGAAGTGTTAAATGAGTGGGCATCACGACGATAAGTATCACGGCAAAGAGCGCAGAGCAGATCGCAAAGAAGCTCGTGAGCAGAAAAAAGAAGATATTAAGAGTGGTGAAACTCGAAAAGAAGCTCGTGAAGACAAACATTCAATGAAGAAAACAGATCGTCAAGTTTGGAAAGAAGAGGGTCACAGCATTTCTAAAGATATGGGCACTTTTGTAGAAGATTCTGCGGCACATATTGTAGGTGAAGGAGACATTGTTGGTGAAATGATGGCTCAATCAGACCCAAATGAAGAAATTTCCAAAGGCGGCTAAGAACCCTAATTCTAGGTTGCGTCAAGCCAGGAAACGGTGGAAGTGTTAAAAGTGGTAGAAGTTACTATACATGATGTTGATAAACGATTGAGTAATGTTGAAATTACGTTAAACCGTTTAGAAAACAATCACTTAGCGCATGTTGAGAAAAAAATCGACAAACTAGATAACCGTTTGTGGATGCTTTTGTCTGTCGTCTGTATTGAAGCAATTGGCATAATAGGGATTTTGCTAAAATGAGCCGAGTAAGAACAGGAACGGTTGTGCCCGCCGCTAAATGCGGTGTTGTTCGGATGGCAAAAGGTGGTGCTGCTAAAAAGAAAAAAGGCAATAAGATATGCCCAGAAGGCATTGCTTGGGCAAAACGCACTTTTGATACCTATCCCAGTGCTTATGCCAATTTAGCAGCCTCTAAATACTGTAAAGACCCTAATTACGCAAAGAAGTCGAAGAGAAAGAAGCGTGGGTGATTTAAAGAAGTGGGTTGACCAGGACTGTGTCAGGATAGACAGCTCCGGCAACATCGCCGGGAAATGCGGCACGTCTAAGGATAAAAAGAATCCTGATCGGTGCCTGCCAAGATCAAAGGCACAAAGCCTGTCTAAGAAAGAACGTGCTGCCACTGCTCGTAAAAAGAAACGAGAGGGCAAAAAGGGTAAACAGGTTGTTTCTAACACCAAGAAAGCCAAAGTTCGCAACTTAAACATGGGTGGCGAAGTGAGCCGTGGGTGTGGGGCAATCATGTCTAACCGTAAAAAAAGAACACGGTATGCATGAATTCTTTGTTGACGACGAAAAAAAGATTTACAATGAAATTAGAGAGTGGTCAAAAACACTCTTAGAAGAAAACAACCCAGATTTCAATGGGTTACCCGCTTGTCCATATGCCAAAGCGGCTTGGGCAGCGCAACGGGTTTCGGTTATTTTTAAACGCGATCCCGCGAATTATCATGACTTGTGGTCAGTCATATCTACCTGGGACGACAAGGTGGATTTGGTAATCATCGTGGACCTTGCGTTTCCCGAAGACTCGGAAGCCTTCCACGAATACCTCGATGACATCAATCAAGCCATATCTGACGGCATGTTTATAGACCGGGACATCTGGGTTATGGGATTTCACCCAGACCAGGAGCCCAATGAGCTTGTAGACAATGGCTCTTTTGAGCCAGCAACCGCAGAAGAATATGCGATGATATTCGTTCAGCGCCTTAGTAAGCTGGAGGAATCAGCGGATAAGATACGAAAATTAGGTTATTATGAGCGTTATTTTGACGCATATGACGTCGAAAACATGTACAAGGTTCGTCACGAATTTTACAGGAGATTGAAAAATGGCAATGAGCCCTAGAAAGAAACTGGCAGGTGCGGGCGGCTCTTCCGGGTCTGTTGTTAATTTGGGAAATGGAGCCGCTAAAAAACCCAAAAAAATGAGGGGCGGTGGGCCTGTAGGTGGACCCATGAAAATGAAAGATGGCGGTTTTCCTGATTTGAGCGGTGACGGTAAAGTCACTCAAAAAGACATTTTGATGGGAAAAGGCGTTATTAAAAGAAACATGGGCGGAAAGGTCTCTAAAAAGTCTGGCGTAATTAAGGGAATGCGCTCCGGCGGTCCTCTTAAAAAAGGTAAATAAACATGGTTGCTTCTACTATTTTAAAATCCGCAGCTAAAAGAGCGGCTAAAGCAGCTAGGGGCGCGACCTCTCGTGTGCGCGGTGCTAACAAAGAATTTGTTGCAAAAGCTAAAAAAGGTTATTCAAAGTTAGATAAAGACGATGTAGCCCTTGCCGGAGGTACATACCTTGTTGCAGACATGGTTGAGGAAACTATGCTTGATGAGCCCCAACGTAAAAGTCGAGGCGGTCCGGTCAAAAGAAAGAAAAAGAAAAAAACAACTAAGCGTAAGAAATAATGGCTGTTTCAGGTTCTAAAAATTTTGAGTTAGACGTCACCGAGTACATCGAGGAGGCGTTCGAGCGTTGCGGCAGAGAAGTTCGTACAGGTTACGACATCAAGACCGCCAAACGCTCTATGAATCTGTTGTTTGCTGATTGGGCAAACAGGGGGCTTAACTCCTGGACGATAGAGCAGTCCACACAGGCTCTGGTTGCTGGAACGGCAGAATATACGCTTGGGTCCGATACCATAGACATTTTGTCTGCTGTGATTCGCCGCTCTGACGTGGACTACAGCATTGAGCGCCTTAGCCGTGATGACTATCTTGCGGTGCCCAATAAGACGACCCAGGGCAGGCCCTCTCAGTGGTTCCTGGACCGTCAGATCGCTCCTGTGTTGAAGCTCTGGCCGGTTCCTGAGAACAGCACAGATGTGGTGGTGTTTGACCGTCTCGTCCGAATGGACGACGCGGATACGGCTCAGAACACGGTAGAGATGCCGTTTAGGTTTTATCCTTGTTTGGCTGCCGGGTTGGCTTATTACATAGCCATCAAGAAGGCCCCGGACAGGGTGCAGTTATTGAAAGCTGTGTATGAAGAGGAGATGGAGCGGGCCATCAGTATGGATCGTGACCGGGCTTCTTTTAACATTGTGCCAAGCTTGGCGTATTCGCAGAACTTGTAATGGCTAAATTTGCTGTTGGTAAAAATGCCTATGGCATCTCAGACAGAAGCGGGTTTCGTTACAAGCTGAACGAGATGAAGCGGGAGTGGAATGGCCTGCTGGTGGGTAAAGACGAGTGGGAGCCCAAACAGCCCCAGTTAGAGCCCCGCAGAAGCATTACAGACCCGCAGGCTTTGCGTAATCCTCGACCGGATCGCGTAGAGCCTATGGACGTTTATGTAGGTCTGCCTACCCCGCAGGCCCCGAATTTACGGCCTGTAACCGGATTTGGTCAGGTTGGTAGCGTGACAGTGGTGATTTCATGAGTTTTACTTATGACGAGTTAAAAACGGCGATACAAGATTACACTCAGAACTCTGAGACCAGTTTTGTTACTAATTTACCCGTTTTTATTCGCGTGGCTGAAGAGCGTATCTTAAAGAACGTTCAGCTTACGCTTTTTCGTAAAAATGCCACAGCCACTACTACGGCAAGTAACCAGTATTTAGCGGCTCCCAGCGATTTCCTGGCTCCGTTTTCTTTGTCGTTTACGACGGGTGGGGACAAGACGTTTTTGGACTACAAAGACGTTAACTTTGTGCAGACATATAACCCCGATCCAACGGATACCGGCGCGCCTAAGTATTATGCGTTTTTTGACGACGCTAACTTTTTGCTCGGACCCACGCCAGATGCGGCTTACGACGTGGAGTTGCACTACTTTTATCGCCCAACAAGTTTGACTGCGGGGGCAGGAAGCGGCACTACCTGGCTAAGTGACAACGCGGAAATAGCCTTGTTGTATGGGTCTTTGATAGAGGCTTACACCTACATGAAGGGTGAGCCTGACATGATGCAAGAATACGAAAAGCGATTTGCTGAGAGTGTGATTGCTATGAAGAACTTTGGTGAGGCCAAAGAAGTCACCGATGCATACCGAACAGGTTTGGTTATTAGGGATAAGACATGATTCAAGGCGTACAAACAGCGTTCGACAATGGCTTTAAGGTAGAGGTTCAGACCACTAATAACCGCGGTTGGACCCCAGAAGAGCTGGCAGAACGCGCCCTGGCTAAATTGATTTCTGTGAGTGACACTGCTGACGAGCAGGTCAAAGCGCAGGCTCTGGTGTTTAAAGAGCAGATTAGAGAAGTTTTGGTGTTTTACATGAAAGAGGCCATCAGATCAGATAGGACCACTATTTGTGCAGAACTCGAAAAGCAAGGCCAAAATGAGTTGGCCAACATAATCCGTAAATTATAGGAGAGGCCCCTTATGGCTATTACTCAAGCAATGTGTACGAGCTTCAAAGTGGAGCTTCTTAACGGTATACACGCCTTTGGAACAACTGTTGCTCGTGGTGGCACCACTGCTGACAGCATGTACATTGCCCTGTACACCAGTTCAGCGTCTTTGGATGCTACAACCACGGCGTATAGTGTCACCAACGAAGTGTCTGGTACAGGCTATTCTGCTGGCGGAAACTCGCTTACAGCGGTAGCACCTACTAGCTCTGGCACTACAGCGTTTACTGATTTCAACGACACCACCTGGTCAACTGCGACAATTACTGCTCGCGGTGCGTTGATATACAACAGCACACAGTCTAACAAGGCCGTTGCTGTATTGGATTTTGGCGCAGACAAGACGTCCACTGCTGGTGACTTTACCATTGTGTTCCCGACTGCGGACGCCAGCAACGCGATAATTCGTATTGCGTAGAAGGTGCTAAATGGTTGACGTTGTTGTCCCATTAGGTGGATGGAACTACGGCACTTGGGGTGCCGGAGAGTGGGGCAACAATAGCCCAGCTTTGCCCTTGGGCACTGGGCAGGTAGGAAGTGTAGCTGTTTCTGGCGCAGCTACGGTAGCTGTAACAGGGGTCAGTGGCACTACTGGGCTTGGTACTGCAACGGCACAGGCAAACGCCACGGTAGCCGTGACAGGCGTAAGCGCCACAGGTATTGCCAGCTATACCGTTTGGGACGTTACTGTTTACTTAGACGGTTGGGGTCGCGCAGGCTGGGGAGAGTTTGCTTTTGGCGAGGGCAGTATTTCCGTACAGGGAACTACGGCTCTAGGCACAGCAGCACTAGCTTTAGGTGCTTCGGCATCGGTAACAGGAGTTGAAGCGACCACTACATTAGGAAATGTCGTTGCCAATGGCGACGGTGCCACTGATGTATTAGGCAATGCAGCGACTGGTCAGATAGGCACTGCGTCTGTAGAAGCAGATGCCATTGTCGCGGTTACCGGAGTCGAAGGCACCGCCCAACTAGGAATAGCGGGTCCAGTAACCACGGTAGTTATAGAAGCTACTGGAGTTCAGGGCACAACAGCTCTTGGAAGCCCGACTGTTACTGGTATTGCAACGGTAAATGTCACCGGCGTACAGGGTACGACGGCGCTAGGAACGGCTACAGTAGACCTTGTTATAGAGGTCAATGTTACGGGAGTTCAGGGCACAACAGCTCTGGGTTCGACAACACAAACGGGTGCGGCAAACGTTTACCCGACAGGTGTACAGGCCGTAGGACAAGTAGGAAATGTTATAGTTTGGGGTCGAATAGTACCGGCTCCTGGAACAAGCTGGTCGGGAGTGACCCCTGCACCAGGAACAACTTGGACGGAGATAGCCGCATGATAAAAGTAAATGAAGCTAAGAGCATAGATGGCGGGATCGATCCCAGGCACGAAATAGAGATAGTTTGTGCCAATTGTGGTTTTGATCTTGATGAGTCTGAGCTAGAGGCTGATACTTGTTCTGATTGCGGTCAGGCTTTGTCTTTGAAACAAAGCACTAAAATATATGCAACCAGCGTTCCCGCAGCTACGGGCGATGCTTCGTTATAGTCACTGGAGATATAGATGGCTACTTATGTAAACAATCTACGATTAAAAGAGATTGCCACGGGTGATGAAAGCGGAACCTGGGGCACCAGTACAAACACCAACCTTGAGCTAATCGGTGAAGCTCTTGGTTACAACACGCAGGACGGATTTTCTTCTGACGCTGATGCGACCACCACGGTAGCAGACGGCGCGGCTGATCCGGCTCGTGCTATGTATTTCAAGGTTACATCTAGTGCGACCCTTACGGCGACTAGAACGCTGACCATTGGGCCAAACACGGTTTCTCGTGTCATGTACATTGAGAATGCCACTACAGGCAGTCAGTCAATCAGCATATCACAAGGCTCCGGTGCTAACGTCACCATTGCTTCTGGAAAGACTAAGTGCGTGTACTTGGATGGTGCAGGAGCTACAGCGGCTGTAGTCGATGCCTTGGCTTTGATCGAAGGTATTACTGATGGTGACGTTATCGGCCCTGGCAGTTCAACTAACAATAACTTCACTGCGTTTGACGGTACTACTGGAAAGTTACTTAAAGACAGCGGTAAAGCTACGCCAACGGGCGATGTAGTTGGAACATCAGATACACAAACCCTGACAAACAAAACTTTAACCAGCCCCAAAGTCGGAACAAGTGTTAACGACACCAACGGTGCGGAGTTAATTAAAGTTACAGCAACGAGTTCTGCTGTAAACGAAGTGACTCTGGCTAATGCGGCTACTGGGAACAACCCAACGCTTTCAGCTACAGGTGATGACACTAACGTAGGTATTGATGTTACACCAAAAGGTACAGGCGAATTAGCGGTAACAGCTAGTTTTATATCAGGTGTGTTCTCCGACAAAGTGTCGGCCATAGGTAACACAGGGACTGCTCAGACAATCACCTCTACCAACGGACAGGTGTTTACCGCTACGTTAACCGGAAACTGTACCTTTACTTTAGCGGGTGCAAACAGCAACTCTAACAGGGCTACGTCGTTTACCTTAATTCTTACTAACGATGCGACCCCAAGCCGAACTGTGGCTTTTTCGGGAGGCACGGTAGAGTTTCCCGGCGGTTCTGTTAGCCGCAGCACTGGAGCTAATGAAACAGATATATGGTTTTTCTTTTCGCCAGACGGCGGTACAACTTGGTATGGCAGCATACCAATGAAAAATTTGTCTTAATTTAAAAGCCTAGGAGGCGGAAAAAATGGCATTATCAGCAGAAATGCAAGCACAAGTAGATCAGCAAAACGCTATCGAAGATAATCGTGCGGCTAATCAAGCATCTCAAGAAGCTAAAAGAGCGAAGCTAGAAATGGTTCGTATGGCTAAGGATATCCTTGTAGAAAACCGACGTACTCAAGCTGCGGCAGATGCTACTGACATCACAGCAAGTGCGGTAACTGCTTTGGCAACGGAACTAAATACGTTTGTAAATAGTTAATATGGATGTGTATCCATACTTTGCGTCTCCGATATATCGTGAAGAACGACCCGAATGGGTAGAGGAAACGCTTAAACACACCCAGAAATACTATGAACAAACCAAAGAATGGCTACCGGACAATGCTGTAGTTAAGCAAACCGGGCACATGGCGAATGACCCTGACCTTGGGTATTTAGCGTCTTACTTTCGAGATAAGGGCGTTAGTATTTTAAAGGATCAGGGTTATTTTACAGATGAGCATGAGTTTTATCTGTCTGGAATGTGGGGCCAAGAGTTTGAATGTACAGGAAGTAATATGCTGCATGTGCATGGCAGCAGTGAAATATCAGGATTTTACTTTTTAGAAACCCCAGAAGGAGGTTCTTATCCTATATTTGACGACCCTAGACCGGGTAAAAAGATGAGTGACTTGCCTTCAGCGCCCAGTGACCAAGTAACTATGGCTACGCCATACATACATTTTAATAATGTAATTCCGGGTACGATGATGTTTTTTAACTCTTGGTTGCCTCACATGATTACGGCAAGTAGGTCAGAACAACCGACAAAGTTTGTTCATTTTATTCTGTCTTGTAATAAAAGGTTTGTTTAATGCAGCATATATTAACGCCGCACACAAAAAAGATAGAACCGTTTGCGTGGTGGGAAGGAGCATTTACAGAACAACAGCTAGATTGGTTACAACAAAAAGCAAAAGAAGCGACGCAAGAAGCTCAAGTCGGTGGTGGTAACGGCGGAGAAGTAAATCCAAATATACGAAGATCAGAATTAAATTGGTTACACAAAGACCCCGAATGTGCATGGGTTTTTGAGCGGTTAGCGCACGTTGCATCAAGTTTAAATACTGACTACTTTGGGTTTGATCTAACTGGATTTGGAGAGGCTATACAGCTAACAAATTATCACGAAAGCAAACAAGGTACTTATGATTGGCATCAGGATTTTGGTTCTACGGGAATTTCAAGAAAACTTTCATTAGTGATGCAGTTATCTGACGCTGCCACTTATGAAGGAGGTGAACTTCAGTTATTGACAAAAAGAGAGTCTACTGCAATCAAAAAACAAAGAGGGTTAATAGTAGCATTCCCTGCTTGGACATTACATCGGGTAACTCCGGTGGTTAAAGGGAGTAGACAATCTTTAGTTGCATGGATATCAGGGCCAGCATTTAAATGAATGTAGAGTATAAAGATTTTATTGGTATTTTCCCTGATGTTTATCCGGAAGGGTTTTGCCAGCACCTTATAGATGAGTTTGATCGTCATCAACAGCTAGGAGCAGGTTCAAATAGGCAGGATAGCGAAGATATTTCTTCACATATAAAAGATGACTACCAAATTTTTTCAAATGGTAAAAACATATTTTTTGCGCCTTTTGATGAAAACAATAAAGACAGGAAAAATAAAAATACACTAGATATATTCTATAAAGGACTACAAGACTGTTTTGAGCAATACACTAACGAGTATTCAACGCTTAAAGATGTAAAAATAAAATGCAATAACGTAAAAATACAAAAAACATCTAGTGGTGGCGGATATCATGTTTGGCATGCGGAGCAGGGTAACGGAGAACAAGCTACTCGTGGGTTAGTCTACATGCTTTATTTAAATACTTTGCCCGCTGAAGCAAACGGAGAAACAGAATTTTTGTATCAACAGCGACGAATAAACCCTGTCGAGAATACGATGGTGTTATGGCCTGCCGCGTTTACACACCCGCACAGAGGAAATCCGGTGTATGGAGATAACACAAAATATATTGTTACTGGTTGGTTTTACCACGAGTGAGTTGAATTATGCCTATAGGAACAGGTAAATCAGGTTTAATGGGAGCCGGAGTTGTCCCCGGCGGCTGTGAAACATTTAATACCAGCGGTACTTTTTGCGCTCCACCGGGTGTATCCACTGTAAACGTAACAGGCTATGGTGCGGCAGGTAGCGCAGGGAATCCGGGCAATGCGGGTGGCCCCGGAGCAGGTGGCAGTGGCGGTAGTGGTGGCACAGTCCCTAACTTTCCGTATAGAAAACAAGCAAAACCCGGCGGCTCTGGAGGGCCGGCGGGAAATCCCGGAAGTCCCGGAAATACTGGAGCTACAGGAGCTGCTTCAACTGTTTTTTGTTTAAGTTTATGTGGTGGCGCTGGTGGGCCGGCTGGTAACGCAGGAACCGCAGGAACCGCAGGTAATAATGGAAACACTGGCGGATCGAGTGGCCCCAGCCAGCCGGGTGTCGCTGGAGGTACCGGTGGTACGGGACTCAACTGCGGCGGTGGCGGAGGACCGGGAAACTTTAACGCAGTTTTATGTAAATGCTACTGTCAGTGTGGCATTGCTGCTATCGGTGGCGGCGGTGGCGGCGGTGCTGGTAATTCAAACGATGGTCAAACTTCGAATGGTAGGCTCGGACAGTTCGGTGGAAATCCCGGAGGAGCGTCGGGGGGAAGCGGAGGACAAGTTGAATTTAATTGCGGTTTTCCCGGTCCCCAATATTGCGCCGTTGCTGGATCGAATTCTAATACTACAGGAGCAGGTGGCGGTGGCGGGGGTGGCGGTGCATCTAACAGTAGTACCACCTTAGGTGCTTGTGGTCGTGTGGGCGGCGGCGGTGGCGGCGGTGGATCAGGCAACGCGGGAAACCCCGGCAACGCAGGAAATCCCGGTAGTGCAGCTAACCCTACAACACATAATTGTGTCGCTATTGTCGGCGGTACTTCCTACCCTGTAACAGTAAACGGTCAAGTAAATATATCTTGGTGCCCTCAATAGTTATGAACAAGAAAGAATTTGAAAAAGAATTCCAAGAAAGGCAACAGCAACAGCAACTCAAAGCCTTGGATTCGAACCGTAATAGAGCGCAATCAGTTAGCATAGGTATGTCGGCATCAGGCACAACAGAAATTACTATGCGTGGGGTAGATGGGACGTTTTTATGGAATGTGTATCAACCAGTTCAAGTCACAGAATTTATTCATCAACTTGCTGCTAGTATAGGATGCCATATACACATACAACCTAGAAATGATTTTGGTAGTTGGCGAGAGTGGCGAGAGCCGACTGAAGCAGAAAAATTACATCTAAATGGATTTCCACCCTTTGCGGGCCAGCAGTTAGGGCATGAGAAGGTAGGGCTGCTTCCACAAAATACAGAACAGATTACGGAGAAAGAACATGTGGCAACTAAGAAGGCTGTCAACAAACGAAGCACTAAGCGCCGCCGGGCCTCTTCCAAGTGATTGGGGGCCAATTTGTGGTTTAGCTGGTATTACGGAGAAGCTCGGGGACTTGTCTTGGCTTGGCCCAAAACACGCGGATACTGGTTGGATTGAACTTACTGAAGATGAGAAAAAAGCTCTAAGAGAAGATGAAGCTCATGCCCGTGTAAACGCTGAAAAAGAAATAGCGACCACTGCTTTAGCGGCGTCAGATTTGACGGTAGAACAGAAAATAGCGTGGGAAGACTATTTAGTACGTTTAGATACAGTGTGTTTGTGCGCTGATTTCGACTGCGATCCAAGGTTTCCAATAAAGCCTAGTGTATGAACCTAACTTGTCACAGAGCAAAAAACTTATCCTACGTAATAATAGATGATTTTTTTACTGAAAAAGAACTGGAAGCCGTTACGCAAGAAGTTAAAGACTTACAAAGGTTTTTTTTACCTGCAAGCAAAACGAGAACTGCAAAAGAATCTGAGGGAGAGCGATTAAAAACTGGAAAAGGTGTGTTTTTAGATAATCTGTATGTGAACAACCGCACTGCGTCTGCGATATTACAGGCTAACCGAAAAGTTTTTAGTCCAGAGGTTGTAGAGTATGCACAGAATTTCGATGTGATTTTTAAGGAAATATCGCAGTCTAACAGCGATCATACTCTGCTAAACTGTTATATATCTGGACAAGAGTACCGACCACATACCGACACCTCAAGACTGTCTGTAGTTACGTTTTTAAGAGAGGGCGATTTTTCTGGGGGAGAGTTTTTCTTCCCTGAGCAGGAAGAAGTAATACCTTGTATACACAACAGAGCTGTTTTATTTCCGGGCTGCGTAACACATGCCGCACTCCCGATTAAAGGGCAAGGG